CTTTCGATCTATAAATCTAACTCAATCGAAAGATTGACATGGTTGAAAATTCCTTTAGACAAATTAATTAGTCTGAATAAGAATGGATTGTGTGTGTTGATATTTATATTTAATAAATTATCGGAAACATAGAAGGATATAGTTGATTGCACGTCTGTGCTATTTTCTATTACTATAGGATCATCTGTAATGACATCAACATCTACTTTAATAGAACCATTAATGATTTTATTATGAAGAGGATACGTATTGAATCTATGATTACTTTCCTTTCGGCTTAGTACAACCTTAAATTCAGTATCCAGAGATGCCACCATGGTTGTAATCTTTTCAATATCGATGGTACTTTCAATGGAACCTTTGTTTCAGTTCATACCAATATCTGATATTGTCTTGACAATATTGAGAGACTGAATGACAATCAATTCAGAAATGAATCCTGATTGATCATCGTCTACAGCTATAAATTTCGGAAGAAATTCCGGTGGAATATTACCCGGGTAAAGATTATTTAAATCAATACCATCAATAGCTTTCAATTTTGCATACCAATTGTTAATATCGTTACCTTCTGCATCAAAGTCTGGAAACATTCTAAGATACTTGGTTTCGATATCTGTCATTTTATTACGTACCCCCTCCACTGCCCTAATTAATAAGTAAATGACCTTAAGGTCATCAATCATATTAGGTGTTAAATTCAAGTCCTTTAACCGATTTGGTTGATCAGACAATAATTCAACTATATGTCTTGTACCATCAAAGGTACAATAAGCATATTCAGACAGTAATTGCAAGTACGTAATATTTTCTTTATTAGACCGGGAGAGTTGTTTATAAAAACAACCTCCTTCTTGAAAAAGCGGTCTAATATTATCTAAAGTATAACCACGAGATACCAAATCATTAATGAAGTAAGGTATTTCGCGGAAATCATCAACGGCATTGTTTAAAAGTGAGACGGATATTGGTGAAATGTTAACGGAATTCCCGTTTTCATCGACTGCTCCTAATAAGGAACATGTTGTAAATCATTGTATCCCTTCTACTTTTCCAATGGTCTTTGTTTTAGATATCTCACACCCCGAATTTTCCAGGAATTCTCTTCAATACTTAGACAACTCAGGGTCAAACCCTTGATTGTCATCTCCAACCGTAGAGAAATATTTACATACTTCTTCTACTTTAAACGATTTACCTGTTTTATATGCTGAAAAGCGTCATAATTCAAGTAGAAACGCTTGGAAAAGATTGAAGGATTCATATGAACCCATTGGTTGTCCCACTTCATAGTTAATTACGTCACCATTTTTGGTTGTAAAATCTATAAGAGACACCATTTCAAAGTAATCTTGAGCAAATCTAGGATTTACGTAGGCTGATAAAACATCACGCTGATAAATTCTAGGAATTCTATCGGTTGCGTTCGTTAAATCGAATGAGACTGAAAATCCAGTGATCTTGTATGATTTAATGGCTTTCGTAAGAGAGCCAAAATGATTGTACATAAAACATGCATCATTATTGATGTAATGTTTTGTTATTGTTTTGTCAATTAATTGGCGTAACAAATTCATAGGTTGCTGGACTCAAAAATTTTGTATAGCAACAACTCTATTCTTATTTCCCTTTTCAGGTACTTGAGTAACTTTAGCAATAATGCTTACTTTACTAGAAACAGAGTTGTTACTAAGTTCATAAACTTTCGAGTAATGTTCGACTGACTTTATAAGATACTCACAATCTAGATGTTTACACATCTTTTTGTAATTATTAAACAAAGATACATTATGTTTTAAAACATAAGCATCTAAAATCATGGTTTTTGTGGCCTTGCCATTTGGACCTGATTTGTTTGTAATCTTATATTGCCTCGATAGATTTCCAAGTTCTTTTTCTCATTGAAAACTTATATCTTTCGATACTGGGTTTTCTTTTAAAAAAGAACGAAAAGATCTAGACATACTATTAACATAATCATACTGATCTTTTGTTAATTTATCAGTAATTGAATTTAAATTCAATTCTGGTATCTCGGTTGGTAACTTGTAAATTGAGTAGATTGATTCTAACAGATGAAATACAAAAAGCGTATCACTATTGATACCTTGTGTTTTTATAAGTAAATAGAACTTATTTAAGCTATTAAGCTTTGATGGGATTCTATTGAACTGCGAATAACTCACTCCTTTTACTTGTTCAAAATTTCCACCTCTAAAATTAGTCAGGACAGAAGTCCATGTACTTTTATAGACGGAAGGACCCTTAGTAACATTGTTATTGATTACAAGTTCATTAAAGAACTTTATATTTTCAATAATCGCAGTTTTGATTAAGGCTATATCATAGTAACATTTAAGTTTTACTGGAATTCTAGTTTCTAGAACTCCGGCAAGAACGTCAACATCTTTTTCAGATAAAGCTATTAAGCCCTTTGGAAAAATTTGACAACCATTTTTTAAACTTAACAGTTTAATACCGATAGTTTTTTGCCAGTCATTCAGCTTTAATGTAGATCCTTTGATCACATTAGATTTTCTAACTTTTACTTTACCCTTGGGTTTATTCTTAGGCGGTTCATTATTAGAATTAGAGTTTGATTTGCCTGTTCCTTCTGATTTATTAGAATAAGAACAGAACCTTCTACCGAAGTAGTTAAAAGACGTATTTTTAAAGGTGACATATGTCATTACTGATATAATCTTTAATTTTCGCAAATGGAAACTTAAAAAGAATTGTATGCT